GTCAAGGTAGCTATAATTTAAGGTTTGACCAAGCAAGTTATTAAAAGAAAGTCAATAGCTCGCTTGCATATTTGGTCAAAGATATACTCATGAAACAACGTGGACCGGAGCAACAGTGCTAAGCACGGGGGCGCCAATCTGTTGTTGCATAGGATTGGCAAATACGCAAAGTGGGGGATCGTTCCTCCAATGAGTAAATACCAAGGATTAAACATTGTAGTCAAAACAGTGAGTCAACACTGAATTGCAACAAATGGGGTAAGCACCCCAGATGATAGTCTGAGTATCATTGTATTGATATCTCAGGCCAACATCATTCGTATCAATACGGTAGCTGGCAATACCTGACCTAGCCAGATATGACAGCCACCCCTTTCTCTGAGCAAAAGCCTCAATATACTTGATTGCTCTGTCAGAGTCGGGGTCAATTCGATAATTTTCTATAGCCTCTGCAGCATGGTTCCACCCATTTAAGGATGAAGCCAATGCAAGCATCATAGCTGCGCGTTGAGCGCGAGCTTGTTGTGATGGTTGTAAACCTTCACGGAAGACAAAGAAATCAAGGATGGACCCCGGACTAGACTCTTGAGGTATTAACCTTACATCAAGAGCCATAGTTTCTTTGAAAATATTCAAAGATCGCCAACTAGCCAGAATCGGAACAGGATTGTCAATTATGACACCCTCCGCCCCGAAACCTGCAAATTTTGGCGCATAAATAATAGCCTCCTTCTCACGACCAACTCTACCACATAATTGGGTGAATTGTGCGTGAGTCATCGGCTGTTGAACTAGTTCATAGTAAGCATCAAATGAACCTGTTCGTGTGCTAAATCCAGTAGCACCGACCTTGAACCGGGGACGAGGAATCAATCCTACACCGAAAGAAAGTAAGATATCTGCTGGAGGCACAATATTAACACCCACTTCAACAATTGAAGTGGCAACAATAGACCCTTCTGGCGGTACAATTGGCGACATACTTGAAATCACCGTAGTGGGACGTCCAATTGCTTGCATTCCAGCGCATAAATCATGACAAACCTCAATAGAGGGATGATGAATTAAAACTCTGGCATCTAAAGGAGCTGTGCTTAAGGTGTTACTCAACATATGCGACATCATTGCCCTAGAAATATATTTAGGGTCGTCAAGTTCTAATTGAAAATATTCAGTGAGGAATCGTCTTTCGCCAGAAACCTCTAGGGATCTACCCCAGAAATTCTGGCAAAGTCGTCCACGAGGAGTAGCCGTAGTTAACAGCATTCGAGGACCACGATACACTCTAAGAACTTGACAAATCGAATACGCAATATGTTGTTCGGTTTGATCGTAGTGAGGCTCGTCAATAACAACGAGATCATTAGGATTCAGACCAATTTCTACTCCCGCAAAAGTGGCAAAATAACCAGCTGTCATAACTATTATTTGGCCACGCTCAAATGGGGGAATAGAATCTCCAGCAAAAATTCGATGAATATTATCAGGAGGCACGAATGGATTAACATAAGCCCCAACCATCAAATTTGTCGGAACAATCGAAAAGATTCTATTAATAGGAGTCATATCAAACATAGTGGCATAAAGAGAAGTCGATTTCCCTGTGCCAACACCAGCCACGACCATGACAATCGGTTTAACAAAATCAGGCTGTGACTTGACTATCCATGAGTCCATAATTTGCCGTACTGGCATAGACCATCGATTCGATTGACCAGTCAGAACCCTATAAGCTGCTCCAGAAGCAACAATTTTTGCTTTATATCCAGCAGATACAGCTAAAACCATATTAGGGAGCAATTGTGAAAAAGCATGAATACCTGGGACTACATTGTCCATTAAAGTGGGAACTAGCTGTGTACATACAGCAGCTACTTGTTTCTGGACTAAGTATTTGTCACGAGGCATCATGTTTGAAATATATTGGGAGGCAGTACCAGTGCCCAACCAGTACATTAATCCCAAAATTGCATAAATCCAGTCTAGATCCCTAACTATTAAGAAGAAAAATAACAAAGCTGTTCCAAATAATCTCAATTGCAACAACCTTGCAATAATGAAATCAATAGAAGAATAGATAACACAAAACCAGATCATTCTCATCGTAACACGATCCCTATCAATAGGGTCATGTTTACTTAAAGAAAAACGAAAAGCTGGATCACGTAATGCCAAGCAAAAAGCCAATCCATCACATGCACCAGCAAATGGAGAAATTCGAATTAACTGAAACATCTCTGAATCAGATGGCACTCGCTTCATCCGGTAAATAAATTGCATATAAATAAATCTCTCAACCACCATTGAGTTGGTTAAAAAAGGTCTAGACAATATAATTGAAGTGTCTTCTGGCTCTGCTTTAAGCAGAGCTTTTGGAACAATATCTTCAATTTTAAAAATAACATTACGAACTCGCCTTAATGCATCAAAAACATCAGTGAAGTAAGGAATAGCTCCAACTAATTTAAAGTATTTCTTCGCACTAGGAGTTACTCGTAAAGGTTCTTCTGGTTTAACCCAGAGATAGAAAACTTCTCGATAAGATTTTATACGGGAAGCTCTGATCCAATTTCTAGCAGACAATTGCTGTTGGCCAATCCAAGCCTGTCGAGCATGCTTGGTCAATCGACCTCCGCGTCGAGAGTCCCTTTCGAGACGTCTTGAAACTCCTGAAACAGTCTCGACACATGCATTAACTATTCGAAGACCATCTTCATCATAGTCAACTCGAAACTCGACAACATCAAAAACAGCACGTAAAAATTGATCACTAGCCTCAAGCCATTCCTCTACTATATCATGATATAAATGAGGATTATGTGCCGTTAATAAGGCATGAGACACATCCTGAGCAACAATAACATGAGCCTGCACAATTGGATTTGCCTTCATACGATCAGCACGATGTTCTGACCTAACCAACAACAATCGTTTAGGATCATGAGCTAATGGGTAATCAGGACAATTGATACCCACCTCATTGTACATATCAGGATCAATCTGATGAGGCAATAAAGGAACAAGATGAAGAAAAGGATCACCAGGACCAGCACGAGTAAAGGTAAAGGTAATGCCAAACTCACTCAACATGACTGCAGCCCATTGACGCAAGCCAGGATCTTGTGACTCAATTTCACCCCCAACAGATATTCTTATATCGTCGGCAGCATTGGTCTCATTAACGTGCACCAAATAATCTGTGCATGGGCGAGAATAAGCAATGCTAAAAGAAGCACGCAAAATCAATCTCACCCAATCACGATTATTGGCTGAAGTTTGAGCACTTCCAGTGCCACCACCACCAGTCTTTGAAATAACGGTCCCATCATAAAGATTGACAATTAATCCTCGACACAAAGATTGATAGTAACACTCAACAAAAGAAACAAGAGCTCGCTCATTCCACCAACCTTCAACACCTTTTTCATACAGGCGAACAGAACCAATTGTGGCCACTTCATCAGGAACAGTCGAATCAAATCGGTAAGCATCACCTGCATACTGAAAAGGTTTCTTACTCAAATGTTCAAAAACTGGTTGAAGGGCACCCTCCCGACGTGGTATCATGTTAACAACATAAGAATCCATCGATGGAGGTCGTTTTGAAACTTCCATCATACGGGAATTAACAGCAATAGCGGTCAATCTATCGCCAGCAGTTACAGTCCTCATTGCGGAAGGATCATTAATTATTTTTTTCAAAGCAACAACCTGGTTCTTTGGAAAGCCATGTAAAGCAACTCCAGGCCACTCACCTGAAGCAAGAATTTTATCAACTGCTATTTTAATATGACCATACCAAGGAGAATTCTTCAAGGTTTGCCGTTTCTTAATGGCAGGAATAAAAGGCAATCCAGCTGAGTATTTCCACTCAGTCGCTGCCATAACAGCACCAATACTCATGCTTAAAGGCCTATCATACAGATCGGGATAATCATCAAACAACGCATCAGCAGCTTCATGGATCTTGGCTTTAGTAGCAATATCCATAACAGGACGTGCAACAGTATATCGATTTAACGAAGCACCCATACTATTAGCAGTTGCTGTCCACGCAGCATCAATGCCAAACCCTGAACCCCCTCTAATAGCTTGGGCAATCCTGTTCTCTTCAAATTTTGTCTTGAAAATTTTAAGATCAAAACCTTCAATATACTTGGAAGATTCAGGATTGCCATAAGTTCGAGAAGGATAAAATAATCCTCTAGTCGGGGGCAAAGCTGATAACATTGACACATCAGCACCAGCCTCATTTAACTTATCAAGCATATGACCTGCCCATACACTATAACTTGCAGGACGTTGATAACTAAAAGTCTGAGCATCAATCAACCTCATCAAAGAAGGTGGTAACCGACCCTTTTGGGACTTAATCAATAAAGCCCAAACAGGTTTTGGATTAGTACGATGCTGTACATCGACTAAATCCAACAAAGAATACATCACAGCACCAAGAGTCCGGACAATATGATTATCCTGACTAACTTGGTCTGCAAACTCAATAATCGCGCCAACCACGACTGCAACACCACGGGATAGATGAGAGGTCAACTTAGTCGCAAAATCTATTAGTGCAGTCACCAAAAATAAAGGCACAATATTGTTTTCAACGATATAAAACTTAAACCAGTCAAGCCAAAGATCAAACTTCTCAAGCAATATAAACGAATGTTCTCTAAAGGCCAAATAGCCTTCAAAAATAGTCTTCGCAGTCAAATAGGACCGGCTATTAATAGTAGCACGATCATACCCGACACTTGCGATTTCTGCATGTAAAGCATGTTGGATAGTTAATTCATCATATCCAGCCCGTACAAAATCTGCAATTATTTGAGCCTGCAGCTGCACTTCTTCAAGTGAATCAGCTGGCAACCCATGAAGAGAAATGTCATCATGAGAAAAGAAAATAAACTTAACAACAATTGATAGAGAAGAAAGGGCCGAAACTTTTCCTTCCTGAGCACTTAGTAATTGATCAATTTCCTTGACGTTAGCATCACCATACCGAGATTGGTGCCAAAATAAATCTTTCAAAATCTCATAAAGTTCAGAAGGATCAAAAATACAATCATCAACTAAATGGTATAAATACAATTGATGTATGTCATCAGTAAATCCCAACACACGTTTCAACATGTTTTCAACTGAAAACCCTTCCCATTCATCAGGCCCACACAAGCCTAGGTCAGGAGAAGGAACCTCCAATGGTTCAAAAATCCATGCAGACATACTGTCAAAAAGATCAGGGGCAATGACTTTACCTCGACAGAATTGACGTAAGACAAGGACACCATGACGGACCTCATCAACGTCGGTCCACCCTTCAGGCAATATATTGCCATTTAAGGCATGCATCAACTTGTTCCAAGCCTTCATAGACATATATGCCTGTAAAGACCTACGATAAGTGCGATCAACCGCACCAACGCGCAACTGACGTTGCGCTTCAAGAGAGATGGACTCACCCAAGCAAGCCCAGACCTCTTCACCACCAGATTGGTTCAACAACCAATCTTTATAATTATGAAGCCTCTCAAGGAGAACTTCATCTCTGGTCGGCCTAAACCCACCAGCAACAAAACCACCACCACGAGAACTTCCACGAGAGAAGACAGCACTACGCTGCCTTCTGGACTTTCGTTTTAGGCCTTTA